GCGTCTCTTTGGCGTCAGCCTTTGAGGCGTTCACGGGCGCCACGTTCCTGGCTACCCCGACCACGCAGGAGACGGCATTCAACGCGACACTTGCAGGTCCAGGGGGTCGCCAACTGTCGGACGGGGACTGTGCGATCTGCGTGTCAGACTCCGGCGAGGTCTACATCCTCCACCGCATCACCAGCGACGACGCGATCAAGACGCAGGCATGCTTGATCGAGCGGTCGAAGGACTCTGGGTTGACTTGGGAGTATTTGGGGCAGTCCCTCGGCGCGGACTTCTCCACGTGGTGGCAGGATGGAGCCAGTACGGGCACCTTCTACCCGCGCGGGTTCTCGGCGTGCGTTCAGCATGGCCGCATCCTGGTTGCTACGCATTGGGATGCGGCGGTGGGCAACGAAGACGACAGCGTAGGGGTAGTCTACCTCGGCGGCTACTCCACGATGACCCAACCCACGTACGGCGGGGGCTTCCCATCGGACGCCAACCGGGCCAGCTACGAGCTGACGTATCTGCCCTTTGAAAAGCCAGATGACGGCATCTGGAACGCCACAGGCGCCGGGACGGGTGTTCTGACGGCTGGCGAGTTGGTGGTGACCACCAGTAGCAGCCAGCGGATCTACGATGGGAGCTTCGGCATTAACATTGCGCAGGGCCTCGACGTGTCTGGGTCGGTGACCGTAGACAGCGGCGGGTCTGTGGCCTCACGCACCGTCTACGTGTGGGTGGTCGTGGCGGATGGCACCAATGACTACACCGTTGAGCTCCGGCTCGGGTCTTCGTCGGTGGAACTCTACGACCTGCACGGGCCGACCAGCATTGGCACGGTGACCGTCGACACATCGGCCGGCGTCGACTTCAAGATCGCGCTGACTGAGTCGGGGGTGGCGTGGTGGATCCGAGCCCGGTCGCTAAGCCCAGATGCGGTATGGACCCCGGGCACCACATCCACATCCCTGACCAACAACACCGGCGCCCCGGCGACGTATTCCGATGTGGTCTGGGGGCACAACGGCAGCACCACCGCCGTCAGCAAGTGGCACTTTCTGGCTGTCGGGAGTGGGCTGTTCACCGGCGACACCCTGGCCCTGGGGCAGACCAACCCCGACGACCTGTTTCCCCGCCCATTGGTCGCCGCGCCTGTCTACGTTGACGGCGGAACCACGGTACGCGCCTTGGATGGGCCGGCGTTCACGGGTGACACCTGGGACATCGCGACCCGCTACGACTACGCGGTGGGTCGGGTCCTGCATACCCAGGAGCCCAGCCCCCGACGTGGGTGGCGGTCGACAGACGAGACGGTCCATCGGATCGCGTTCGCGCTGGACCCCAGCATCACGGCGGCCAGCCGCCAGGGCAACGTGGTGATCGCCATCGCGGTGCTCGGGGCCAACTGGCGCACCGGGAGCCTGGAGGCCGACAGCGGCGGCGGGTCCTGGTCCAGCATCGGCACCGTGGACGCGGCTGATGGACTGGCCTCTATGGCATACGTCCGCGCGGGCAACAGCCTGGAGGCCGACGCCGGGTCAACCGATACGCCCTACCTGGATCTCAACGAGTGCCGAGACTGGACCGTGTCGCTGGGCTCGTCCAAGTTCCGCCGTGTGGCGTGGAACTCGGAGGGGATGTGGGACCAGTCGGGTAAGCGTGCGCGGCTGTTCCTCGACGGCGTGGACAACACAGAGCCCAGCAGCGGCACCCTGTCACTGTGGCCGCGTGACTTCGTGCTTTTGGTCCGCGTGAATAGCGCCAACTATGCCGGGCTCCGGTTGGTCATTGACGCCCAGACCACGGTCGACGGCTACCTGGAGGCGGGCACCGTCGTGGCGGGCCCGGTCGTGATCTGGGGCCAGCCGTACGGGTGGGGTCGGGTCATGGAGGACTCGGCTAACGTCCAACGCACGGTGTCCGAGGACGGAACAGACCGGATGCGCAAGCTTGGCCCGGAGACGCGCCAGGTTCAGATCGACTGGACGGACGGGGTAGACGAGACGCAGATCAGCGGCACACCAGATCCGGACTACGTGAGCACCAGCACCACGGGTGGGAGCCTCGGGGCCGCAGATCTGCGGAGCGCAGCTCGCCAACTCGCCGGCATGGTCAGCCTGACTGACGGCGGGAAAATCCCGGTTGTCTACCTGCCCCAAATTTCCAAGGGCTCCAGCGGCAACGACACCGAGATGTTTAACCGTCGCGCCTCGCTGCTCTATGGGCGCATGGCCTCCAGCGTGCGCCGTGAGATGGTCCAGGGTGACGAGGGGCGCAACGAAGTGGTGCGGGTCTCGCGCATCACCATCGATGAGCTCAAGTGAGCCTGACCGCGCTGGACTTCGCGGGCGCCGATGTCGTCTGGCTGCTGTCTGTGACCTGGGCTGGTCGCACGTTTCGGTGGGCCTCGAGCACGACCGACACCGGGCCCCGGGTGCTGACAGATCTGGACGGTGGGACGCACGAGTACGAGGGGGGCCTGGTCATGCCCCGAGTCCCCTCGGCTGCGTCGTTGCAGTCGACTGCGGTGGACTCCCTGTCTCTTGGCTTCGCGGTCCAGTTTCCCGGCGACGTGGACGTAGCGCAGATGGTCAGCCAGGGGCACGACCTGAGCACGGCGACCGCAGAGGTAGCGCTTCACCTGGTTGGGGACGTGTACGAGTCGAGGCAGCTGGTGTTGGCGGGTGGTCTTCGGAAGCCGGTCTATGACGTGGCAGGCGAGCCCGTCCGGTTCACCGTCGAGGCTGACACCTACGACGACGGCGCCCTGATCCCGACGGTGGCCCAGCGCGTCACCCTGTCCACATGGGCCAGCCGGCCCCAGGCGTCAGAGGGGCTCTACTACCCCATCGTATTCGGGACCCCGGGCGCGTTTGTGACCTCGGCTGGCTCGTCAACAGTCACCAGCGGTAGCCCAGCTTTGATCGTGGACTCAAGCGGTGGGACAGCGATTACGCTGGTTGTTGCAGGGCATCGCGTAGCGGCAAACACAGTGAGGATCTACGACGCAGACGGCGTGGGTGAGGACCTGTCGACCATTTCGGCGCTTGACGCTTTGGGGCAGACGGTGACCACCGTCGACCTGGCTACCTCCAGCACCATCGATCGCACGTCGGATGAATTCTGGGTCGGGTGGAACTCCGGCGCAGCCTTGGTCGAGGCTGACGGCACAACGGCAGTCACGTCAGCGGGTGCCCTGATCCAATGGATGCTGGACCGGTCTACGTCCAGGGTGGACAAGGGCAGGTGGGCAGCGGTCGCGTCTCAGCTTGGGCGGTTCACGCTGGCCGGCTACATTGACTCACCCGTGACCCCGTCGGAGTGGGTCGCGGACAACGTCTTGCCCCTGATCCCGGTGACGCTGGTAGATGGCCCTGGTGGTCAGGCCCCCATCCTGTGGCGCTACGACGCCGCCACGTCTGACGCAGTCACCCACATCGAGCACGGCCCTGGGGTCAACCGGGTTGGCTCGGTTGAGTACGTGACCCTGCGTCGCGACGTGACCAACGAGTATCGGCTGGACTTCGCCAAGCGTGCGAGGAACGGACAGGCTTACCGCTCTGTCGCCCTGGTCGCGTCCAGTGAGGGCAGCAGCGATGAGTATCTGAGCCGTCGCGCGGAGCTCTCCAAGGCCCGCTCGGGCGTTCGGGTCGAGTCCATGGAGACAGACGTGGTCTACGACCAGGGCACGGCGCTGGCTGTGCTGGGGTGGAAGATCGCGGCACACGCGTTTGCCCAGCGCCGGGTCCGCTACCAGGTGCCGCAGGAGTTCGGCTGGCTGGCCCTGGGTGACGTGGTCACACTGACTGACGCTGACCGCTATTTCACCAGCCTGGTAGCCCTTGTCCAAGGCATCGAGTGGGACCTGGACACGCTGACGCTGGATCTGCTGCTGATCGAGCAACCAGACCGCGACAACCGCTAACGGACCCGGTTGAGGACCAGCCGAGCGTCCACGGCGCCGTGGTCTTGCTCCGGTATTACACGGCATGTCGCAGAGGCTCTGAGTGCCAGCACCTGACGAGATCGCAGCAGCTCTGCGCCGCTTCCTGCCCGCCCGGTACGGTTCAGCCTGATGGCGTACCCCCTGACCGGCCACGGCAAGATCACGCCGCATCTGCTGGTGCTGCACTGGTTCACGGTGCCCTACTTGGGCGACCTCGACACCTACGACCCGCGCGCGTACAGCCGCGAGACCATCATGTCGAAGATGGAGGACCTGGCCGAGCGCGAGCGGCGCAAGGCGTGGGGCGGCTACAACGCGGTCTGGTTCCCCGAGGGCCCGGCGCTGGTGACCCCGCCGGGACAGCGCGCCTACCATGCGGGCGGCTCCGAGGGCCTGGACAACCCGAACAGCAACGCGTTTGGCCTGGGTGTCCCCTACATCAGCGCGTCGACCAGGTCCCGAGGGATTGCAGGCGAGATCGAGGCCCCGCTGTACCTGCCCAGCAAGGGTCGCGAGGTCCCCGGCTTCTACCCGCCGCTGAGCGCGTCGATGCTGGTCGAGAGCGTCGAGTGGGCGCGGGAGCACTTCATCGAGATGGGGTGGGAGCGCCTTGGCGTGCTCACCCACGCCCAGATCAACGCCCGCAAGAACGACATCCGCCACCCGCTGATGCCCAAGGGTGCCAGCGTCGCTGAACTGTCCGCGCGCTTCCAAGCCTGAACCACCCCGGAGGCACCATGCCCAAGAACATCGACCAGGTCCGCCAGCGCGTGGACGGCCTCGCCGAGAAGTTGGCCGCCCTGAACATCGACGCACAGGACATCCCCGAGATCCTCGAGCAGGCCATGGACGTGGTGGCGGCGTGCGTGGACGCGGCAGCCGACAAGCGGCTGACCATGCGCGAGGCCGGCAAGATCATGCGCGAGGCCGGCGAGCTCGTGGACACCGTGCGCACCGCGCGGGCCGAGTAGCGCGCTGATGTCTGACACCGCCGCAATCGTCCAAGAGCTACAACGACTGAAGGCGCTCTTGGACACCACCGTCAGCCGTGTGTGGCACATGCACGGCGCTGCTGCAGGTGCGGCCGCACAGTCGGACAAGCAGATGGCGTCCACCGAGCAGCAACTACATGAGCTGAGGACAAAGGTAGAGCCCGCGCTGAAGGCTTGGGCTGAGGCCGAGGAGGCGCGGCGCGACCGAGAGAAGCGCATCGCATCCCTCCTGCGACCGGTCATCGTGGTGCCCGTGCTGTTTCTGTTCATGTTGTCGGCGCTGATCTGGGGCGGATATCTGACGCTCCAGGACTTCGCGGTGCGCGCCCCGGGCCTTGAACTGTCAGGGTCCAGCACCACCGAGGGGACACCTTGAACCGCTGGGCCGAGCTCGCGAAGCTGTGCGCCTCCTGGGCTGGACCAGCCGACGCGGGCAGGCCACAGCCCGAGCCAGATCCGCGCGTGTGTGCTGAGTGCCCGAAGCAGTACACCTGTCCGCGTGCTGTCAGGGAACCCCGCGATCTCGTGGAGTCGCGGTGAAGGGCGACTGGGCCGAGATCCAGGCGCAGTGCAAGGTCTGGGCTGGTGATGCCCCTGCCCCGACGCCCCAACTGGATGCGCGTGTCTGTCCTCAGCGTACAGACTGCGCCCGCCCGGACCTACAACGGGGGGAGGGCTCGCCGCCCTGGAACTGGTCGACCCGGGCTACCGCTTCCGCCCGTAGGTAGGCGTTGTGGTCGGTGTAGCAGAACTCGCAGATCTGCATGCCTCCTCCTGTGCGCGCTGAGCCAGTGCCCGCCGCATACCCTCGCGCTGGGAGACCCCGCAGCCCTCGGAGATGATGGCGGCCCGCTCCTCCAGTAGGTGCTCGGCCTCGGTCACTGCTTGCCCCTATGGACGCCGGAGCCGAAGCAGTGGCGGCAGAACTCGTCAGGCCCGCTGCTGCCCTCCGCGTCCATGCACTGGCACTGCGCGCCGACGTAGGTGGGCACATCGCCCAGCAGTAGCCGTGCCGCCTCTCGGTAGCGCTCAGCCTCAGCCGCCTGCACCTGGCCAGCCGTGGATCCGTGGGGTGCGAAGGACCGCGCCGTTTGCGCCTGCCCCTCCAGCACCTCAGCCTTCTGGGCCAGCCACACTGCGAGCTCAGACCGGGTCATGCCGGCCCCCCATGCAGGCCCAGCCTGCGTAGCGTGAGCTCGCACCGGGGCTCTCCACCCTCGGCGCAGACCCACATGTAGACGCGGCCCAGTTGCACTTGGCAGTCGTCGTGCCATGCGATGCCGTTCAACGCGTCCATCAGCGACCCCACCGCGTTGTCCCGGTCGGGCGTCTTGGTGGCCAGGTAGGGCAGCCCCGAGGCCCACAAGTCAGCGGGGACGTGCTTCGGTCGTCGCTGCGGGCGCTTGCAGAACATCGCGCTGTCCAACTCTACGGGCTGGTGCGCTTTTGCTGTCTCCCAGCCGTTGAGCCGGCCCAGGTGCCAGCGGACTTGGGTCCGCCACGCGTCGTAGGCTTTGGGCATGTGGGTACCGCGAGCGGTCACCCGCGGGCGTGGCTTGCCGTACGGGGCGACGGGGACGCAGAAGCTGACCTCGGTGCTGGTGACGGCTTGGACTGCGGTCATCACCCACCCCCCACCGGCGCGGTCTTGTCGTGCAATTGAAAGACCACCGAGGCAACCCGAGACGGGCGCCCCTTGTGCCTCATCGATGCCATATCGATGGCGTCAAACAGCGGTAGCCACGGGTGGATGATGCAGTTGTGCAGGATGCACTTTCCCCACCATCGGAGCCCGTTGGTTGTTCGTGCCTTGTTGCTCACGGCTTCCACCCGTGGATCGCGTCACACTGCGCACCGGTCATCGCAGGCACCTGCAAGGCGTCCCAGTCGGCGTCGGTCAGGGGCACCGGCTCCGGGGTCACGGTCTGCCATCCCCAGTCCGGGTGCTTTGCGTGGCTCGCTTTGATGGCGTCTACCCGTGCAGCCACAGCGGCCCCCTTGGTTGGTGTGTCGAAGGTGCGAGAGCGTGCGCCCCGCTTCGCTCGTTGGTCCCAGGTCATGGCGACAGCAAAGCGGCAACTTCCGCAGGGATAGGCTCAAGTGTGGGCCTCTCCCCCCTTCCATCGAGTGCGCCCGTCAGTCGCCGCCACACATCGCGGGTGCTCCGAACGTCCTGAGCGCAGTAGTCAGCGACTTTCTCGACATCACCAGAAAGGAACGCATCGTAGACCTTGGAGCCGTGCATCCCGTCAGACTTACCGCCGACACCCAGCCAGCGCGCCATGGGGTCGAGGCTCAAACGCTTCTGGCTGGGCCACAATTCGCCTACGTCCTGCACGCGCTTGTCGAAGGGGTACGCCAGCACATCCAGCAGCGTAGCGCTCAACGAGCCGCAACCGTAGAGCATCGCGTGCTGTGCCAACCATGGCAGATCGAAGCGTCGGCAGGACTTCCCGACCCATGTCGGCGCCCCGTGTCTCTCGTAGACCATCCCCACATACTCACTTAGCGCCTTCAGTACTTGGCCCGGGTTGTTTGGGTCGCCGATCAAGACCTCGGGGTCTTGGCCGTTAACGGCCAATCCCACCATCCATGTGATGCCATAGAGCGGATCCAACGACGTGCGCCGCCACTGCTCGTCCGTGTTGGCGTCCACCCACTTGGCGATGCTCTCCGGCTTCTTGTACGTCTTCGGGACGTGGGCATAGGCGTAGGCTTGACGCTCGGCCGGAGTCATGTAGAGCGCCGGCAGCGTCTCAATGTCGATGTGCAGATAAGTTTTCATGTCATCTCCAAAGGGAAAGCGCCGACGGTCGCCCAATGCGAGATGCACGGGGTGAGAGGCGACCGTCGGCGCTGGTTGATGGGGCTCACAGAGAGGAGCCCGCGAGGTCGTCCCACACGGAGACGGGGATGGGGTCACTGAGGCTGCAGGCGAGGGCCACAAGGTCATCGTGAACCCACGCGCTGAGCTCGCTGTCGTCGTGGTGGCGGCGGAACAAGCAGAAGGCTGCGCGCCACACCAGCGGGGAGTCCAGGCGCCCGGCCTCGATGACCAGCACGCAGGCCCAGGCCAGCGGGCTCACTTGCGCAGCCCGTCCGCGCCACGAACGGTCCCGGCCTGCACGTCCTGCAGCAGGTGGATGAGCCCGTCTCGGGTCTCCTGCTTCAGGTCGAAGCCCACGGACTGCGCCCAGTCGGCAGCGGTGCCCTTGTAGTGCTCGCTCCACGCCGCTTCGATGGTGGCAACCGCAGCGTTGCGGTCGAAGGCTTGAGGGCGCTCCTGCTGGCGCTCAGGCTCACCCCGGGCCATAGACCCCTCTCCGTCGTCATCGGCCGAGGGGATGCCGCACATGGCCTGCAACGTGTACCGCTTGAGGTAGGTCACCACAGACCCCACGCTCTGCGGGTCGCTCTTGCGAGGGGTCGCCGACAGGGTGCATTGCAGCCACTCGCCAGAGGCGTGGATCAGGCGTGTCGTGACGCTGACCGTGTTGCCGTCTGAGGTGGGCATCTGCACAAAGGCGATGCCGTTGGCGGACAGGGGCCCCCGGACAGCATCGACCACCGACGCGAGGTCAGCGAACATCGACTTAAAGTGCGGGTTGCGGCTGCTCTTGAGCGCGCTGCCCATGTCTCCCTGTGCCTTGGCCATGGCCGCAGCGAACTTGCCCAGCCCTTCGCTGGCCTGCATGGTCATCGTCTCGCCCATCACTCACCCCCTGAGAACTCGTTGAGGACTGCCAGCAGCTCAATTGCCTGTGTGCGCTGAACCGTGGCGCACTCCTCCAAGCGTGCCGCCGCGATGCGGTTACCCTCTTCTGTTTCGTATTCCGAGAGACGGAGAGCCCCCTCGGACGCCTTCAACCACCTAAAGGCCAACTCGTGCAGTGCGTCCCTCATCACTCCACCCCCTCGAGGGTGGCGGCCTTGACGCGGGCCATGCGGGCCCGGTGCTGCTCGCGCAGTGCCTCCATCGCCTTGTGCCTGCTCTCAGCCAGTGCCCACCGCGCCTCGGCGGCACCGGTGCGGGTCAACCACCAGCGGTTCCCGCTGTAGCGGATGACCCCGTCCTCCATCAGCTCGGACAAGGCGTCCTCTTCGATGGCGCGCAACACCGGCTTGTCATCCTCGGTGACTGCTCGCAACACCAACTTGCGGAACTCCGCGTTCATCAGAACCCCCCAAGGTCGGCGTTTTCCTTCGCCCACCGGTTGTAGTCTTCCACTTGAGCCGCAGTCATGCGCCCCGTCTCGTTGCAGTGCACGCACCCCTCCCCCGCCCCGTGGCAGTTGGCGCAGGGCTGGGTCTTCGGCCACTTGGCCACAGCCACAAAGGGACCGTCAACCCGCGGCGCCCCCTTGTGGGTCCACACCTGCCCGTGCATCAGGCAGCAGCGAACAACCCCACCGGATTCCCACCAGCCTTTGGAGGGGACCACATCGTGCGTTGCCTTGCAGTTCATGCAGCGCACCGTCACAGCCTTGCTCATGCCCCACCCCACAGGGCGAAGCCAGCGCCCAGCCCGCAGCAGAACATCACCAACCCCACGAGGAACACGAGCCCGGCCCACATGTCCTCGGTGCGCTCCTCCTTCGTCATCGCTCGGTCGCTCACAGCAGCCCCCATGCCTTGGCCGGCTTGCCCCGCCGACCGGTGTGGATGGTGCCCACCACCTGAACCATGCCCTCGCCCTTCAGCGCGTCCAGCCAGTGCCGCACGGTCTTGGGGCTCACGTCAGCCAGCCGGGCCAGTGAGGCGGCCGTGGTGGGCCCCTCCGACAGTTGCTCGACAGTCCAGTCGAGCCGACTTGACAGCCCTCGGTCGTTGCTGCTCATTTTGACACCCCGTAGGCTGGGACTTCGCTTGTCCGTCGCATTTATCCACCCTTACCGCTTAGCCGCGCCCGTATGCCTGCTCTCGGATGCGCCAAGTGTGCCGCATCTCATCAGTTGCTTGCTCGTAGCGAGCAGCACCGAGCGCCCCACATTCTTTCGTCGCCTTTGCCCGAATCCACCGGCCCACCGCCTTGCTGTGTGCCCGGGATGCTTTGATGCGGTCGGTCATTTCGTCTCACCTCGCCCAAACATCATACACAGGCCGACCATACCCGGCCCATTCATCTGGTGAATAACGGTCGCCACCCGTATAGCCCGCCTGTTGTGCGGGTTGGGTTGCACACAGAGGCCCGATGTGCCTAAGTGTGGGTCGGAGGTACACCAATGCATTTTAGCGAGTACGAGACCGAATCAGCACAGACCGCCATCTACCCGGGCAAGGGTGAAGCGCTGGGCCTGACCTACGCGGCCCTCGGGTTGTCGGGGGAGGCGGGCGAGATCGCGAACAAGGCCAAGAAGGTGCTACGCGACAGTGGTGGGCAACTGACCCAGCAGCAGCGTGACGACATGGCGGCCGAGCTCGGTGACGTGCTGTGGTACGTGGCCGCAGTGGCCCAGGAGCTGGGCGTCAGCCTGTCCGACGTGGCCCAGGCGAACCTCGACAAGTTGGCCAGCCGCAAGGCACGAGGCACCCTTCAGGGCTCGGGGGACAACCGATGACCATCGGTGATTTGATCCGCCAGCACCGCGAGTCCAAGGGTTGGACCCGCAAGCACCTGGCGAAGCTGTGCGACCTGTCCGTAGAGCAGGTCAAGAACATGGAGAGCGGGCGCGTCATGCCCAAGGCAAACCGACTCCAGGCTGTGGCGGACGTGCTCCAACTGCCCCAAGCCAAGGTGGCCAAGGCGCTGCGGGGTGACCTGTGAGCTATGCTCAGTTCTGCGCAAACAAGCACGCAGCACACACGGCGTCAGGCTTTCATGTGTCGCTGGAAGCGTCGCCGTGCTTCCCTTTCCAATCAGCGATTGTAGAATGGGCGCTGGCGTTGGGACGGGCGGCTGTCTTCGCTGACACGGGTCTGGGCAAGACCATCATGCAGTTGGAGTGGGCCCGAAGTGTCTACGTTCAGACCGGGAGCCAAGTCCTGATCTTGGCTCCGCTTGCTGTGGTTCGCCAGACGGAGCGGGAGGCTGCCAAGTTCGGGATCAGCGGCGTGGTGGCGTTTTCTCATGACGCACCGATATGCGTGTGGAACTACGACCAACTCCACAAACTGAACCCGGCCGCATTCAGTGGCGTGGTCTTGGATGAGTCCAGCATCCTGAAGAATGCACACGGCCGCATGCGCAACCGGCTGATCCAGCAGTTCATGGACACGCCGTACAAGCTCGCATGCACCGCGACCCCCAGCCCGAATGACCATGTCGAGCTCGGCAATCATGCCGAATGGCTCGGCGTCATGTCTGAGTCGGTCATGCGTGCGCGTTGGTTTATCAACGACCCCGGCGACACCGTCCAGCCATGGCGCCTCAAGATGCACGCCGTTGACGACTTCTGGCGCTGGGTGACCACCTGGGCACGCTGCGTCGGCAAGCCGTCTCACATGGGCGACCACTTCAGCGACGACGGATACGTGTTGCCGCCCCTGAACATCGAGAAGCATCTGGTCAGCGTCGATTTGCTCGAGGGCCGCGCCGATGGGATGCTCTTTCGTCAGCCGGAGATGAGTGCCACAAGCATCCACCAAGAGAAGCGGCTGACCGCCAACGACCGCGCCCGCTTCGCTGTCGGCCAGGTGTGGCGCGAGCCTGACGAGCCGTGGATCATCTGGGTTGAGACCAACTACGACCAAGACGCCGTCGAGGCCCTGCTACCTGACGCGATCACGGTCCGGGGCTCGGACAAGCCAGAACAGAAGGCGGCCCAGCTGCTCCGGTTCGCCGATGAAGGCGGGGTCATCATCACGAAGCCCAAGATCGCCGGCATGGGCCTCAACTGGCAGCACTGCGCGCGTCAGGTCTTCATGGGCGGCTCGTTCAGCTACGAGGGCTTCTACCAGGCCGTGCGTCGGTCGTGGCGGTTTGGCCAAGAGCGTAGGGTCACCGTCCACGTCGTCATGGCGGCGACTGAGCAAGCCATCTGGCGCACCATCCATCGCAAGTCACAGCAGCATGCTGCGATGAAGTCGAAGATGTACGCATTCAGCCGCTCGGCAGCGATTCGCCTGAGCAGGCACGACGACTACCGGCCCGCGCATGTCGCGCGAGTGCCGACCTGGCTGAAGACAATCGGGGAGACATCATGATCAAGTGCCTGGATTCTGAACACGGCGACGCGTGGACCATGTACCGGGGAGACTGCGTGGAAGTGGTGAAGCAACTGCCCCGGGCCAGCGTAGATGTGTCCATCTACTCGCCTCCGTTCTCGGACTTGTTCGTTTACAGCGACTCCGAGCGCGACATGGGCAATTGTGCCAGCGATCAGGAGTTCGGAGAGCATTACCGCTTCCTGCTCCAGTCGATGTTCCGCGCCGTGCGTCCGGGCAGGATGTGCTGTGTCCACGTCTCGGACCTGCCCGCTCGGAAGTCGAAGGAGGGCTACATCGGGATCCGCGATTTCAGCGGCGCCGTGATCAAGGCCCACGAAGATGCCGGCTTCCACTACGTATCGAGGGTGACCATCTGGAAAGACCCGGTGACAGAGATGCAGCGGACCAAGAGCCACGGGCTGCTGTACAAGAACATCCGCCAGGACAGCACCCGCAACCGCGTGGGCATGCCTGATTACCTGCTCATCTTTCGCCGTCCGCCGCTGACCCCGGACGAGGAACAGATGATGGTGCCCGTCTCGCACACTCCTGAGACGTTCCCGCTGCGTCAGTGGCAGGAATGGGCCTCCCCCATCTGGCGAACCAACGGTGACACGGGGGCTGGCCTGACCCCGCTCCCGGTGTGGTGGAACGTGGACCAGGGGCGGACCCTGAACGTGCGCGAGGCGCGAGCGAGCTCGGACGAGAAGCACATGTGCCCGCTCCAGTTGGACGTGATCGAGCGGCTGTGCGGCCTGTATTCCAACCCCGGAGACGTGGTCTTGTCCCCGTTTGGCGGCATCGGCTCCGAGGGGGTTGGCGTCCTGTCGTTGGGTCGGCGCTACGTCGGGGTCGAGTTGAAGGACGAGTATTGGCGCACCGCCGTGAGGAACCTGCGCAACGAGGAGGGCGCTGCCCAGGTGTCAATGTTTGGGGGTGCGTCGTGAGCGTCCGCGACTGCTACTCCTGCGCCCACTCCCCTCGGTGGGAGGGCCCCCACACCATCGCGGGGTGCGCTGCCGTGGACCCCGAGGGCCCAGATCCCAAGGCGATGGTCGCTTGGGCCGACGCTGCGGGGTGCGATGACGACGGATGGCCCCGGCCGGGCAACACCCTCCCCTGTCCTGGGTGGCGCCAACGGTCTGCCATCTGGGAACGATTCAAGGGTAGGCGGCGACTGTGACCCAGCCTCGTCTCAGCGCTGGAAAGCGCCCCTTGACCCTTTGCACCCAGCACCCCGCTGCTGTAGAATGACCTCGGTCTTGTGACCTGTCTCTCTCTCCGCGTTCGTGCGGTACCTCCCCCGGTAGCTCCGGGGGAGGGGTGGGACAGGACGAGCCCACCAACCCGAACGAGAGAAAGCAATGTCCGAACCTACCCGGTCCACCGGTGCGCCCGTGGTGCGCCTTGACCACGAGTGGACTGACCAAGGCGCTCAACTACAGGAGTGCAGCCGATGTGGTGCCATCAGGCGTGATGGATGGACCGGTGAGTGTCCAATTCGGCTGCGTGAATCACTGGAGATGGTGATGGCACTTCTGGAGGAGGGCTACGTCTATGTAGACGAGTCGCGGCCAGGAGAGACCGTATGGCTCGCAGATGTCGAAGCGCGGCTCTGGCCATGAGCAAGGCCCCGTTCTTCGCGGTCGACCCGCGCTGGTGGCCGGACATTGCCGCCGAACTGCCCCTGCCGTGGACCGAGTCCGCCGTGTTGGCTGATCTCCGCTGGCATGAGGACCAAGTCTGGGCCGGCCTGATGTCGATGCCCGGGGCCCGCAAGCTGTCGAAGCGGTGGGGATGGACTCACTGGCAGGCGCGGCAAGTGCTGAAAGCTGAGGAATCCTGGCGGGATGGGCACACCCCGAAGCGCGTTCCGCACACCGGCCGCACACCGGCCGCACAGGAGCCGCACACCGACCGCACGGATTCGGAGCGTAAGCCAGCGGAATCACAAGAGGACGCTGCACACCCGCCGCACACCGGCCGCACACCGGCCGCACAGAAACCGCCACACGCGCGTAGTACACAGCACACATCCCACAGCACACAGCACAACAACGAAGACAAGCGGGCGACGGAGCCAACGCCGGGCGCACCCGGAGAGCGAGCGGGTTCCAACCTGTCCACGGACAGCGACCCCCTTGCACGCTTCGCGGCAACGTCATGGCGTACCCACTTCGAAGCCGTCATGGGCTACCCGTACCGTCCCGGTCGGTCAGCATGGACGAAGCTGCTTCCCACCTTCCGTGCCCTCGCAGCTCAAGCCGGATGCACACCCAGCAGCACCCTTGAAACGAAAGAGGGCCACCGGCTGGACGGCGCGGTGAAGCACTACATCACGGTGGCCAAGGGTCGTGGGTGGTGGACGCAGGAGAAAGGCGACGTAGCCCCCAGCCCTCGGACCCTGCTCAAGTGTCACTGGCAGGACTGCTTGGCAGCCGCGCCTGCTTGGCGCTGCCCTCCCTGTGATGGGAGCGGACTGAGGCACGGGGCCTACCTGGTCAGCACTGGCGACCGCGTGGAAACCAAGAACTTCGCTTGCGAGGAGTGCCGGCCCGAAGCGCTGGCTAAGCAGCGTGCCATCCTCGCGGAGATGGGTCGGGTGGAGGGCGAGACGTTCTGGGTGCGGGACGTGTACCCGCATGAGCCCCTTTACCCGGGGTTCTACAACCTGGTGCAAGAGACAAAGGCGAAGGTCGAAGCGGCCAAGAGGGGGAGCAAGTGAAGACACTCAATGTAGATCCGCTGGTGTTCATCAGCGGTCGGGACCATGAGATCAACGGGGTGACTCGGCTGATCTTGGTGCGGGGAGAGTTCGGCTCGGCCGGTCTGGTGGACCTGTCGTTGAAGGACGACCACGGGGCCACCGCGATCTCGCTGACCCGGGCTCAGGCAACCAGCCTTGCGCAAGCGCTGCTGGCGTGGACCCTCGACCCCCAAGAGGAGGAGTCCCGTGCTCCGCAGGTGTTCCTGTGAGCGCGGTTCTGGTGGAGGCGCTGCGGGAGTCGGCGCGGGCATCGAGACGGCTGGCGGGTCTGTGCAACCAGTCCAAAGACGCTGAGTGGTATCGGGGCTGCGCCCATGCCTACGAGGAAGCCGCCAGGGCGGTCGAGGCTGCAACACGCAGCGCGTCCAAGTGAACGGGTCCGCACCAAAGGCCATCCAGGCTGAGCGCGCCCTGCTGGGTGGGCTGCTGCTGGACCCTCTCCAGATCGCGGAGGTGTCGGCCACCCTGACCCCGGGGGACTTCTTCGCTGGCAGTCACGGGCACATCTTCGAGTGGCTGGTGGCTGTCGAGCGCAAGGGTGGAGAGCCCGACATTGTCCAACTTGCCGACTACATGGCCAGCACGGGCAAGGTCGAGCGCATGGGCGGCATCGCCTACGCCACCGGGCTCCCTGAGTGCTGCCCGTCCACGTCCAACCTGGGCAACTACGCCAAGCAGGTGAAGGACGCGAGCACCCGCCGTGCACTGCGCGAGATCGGTGGCCGGCTGGCTGAAGCCACGCTCGGAGAGAAGCCGACCGCTGACCTGATGGCAGAGACGGAAGCGGCCATCTACGCCCTTGCCGCTGGTCAGGACCGCCGCGACTGGCAGTCCATGACGGACCTGCTGCTGGCTGGCGTTGAGCGCTTGCAGGACGCCTGCGACAACCCCGGAGAGACGGGCGGCCTGATGACGGGCTTCCGCGCTTGGGATGACCGCTTGCAGGGGATGCGGGGCGGGGATCTCATCGTGCTGGCTGCGCGCCCTGGCATGGGCAAGACCTCGGCTGCGCTCAACGTGGTGGCCAAGGTGGCTGAGCAAGGGGTCGGCGTGGGCTTCTTCAGCCTGGAGATGGGCGGGAGTGAGCTCGCCATGCGGGTGCTCGGGTCGACCGCCGAGGTGGATGGCCGGGCAATGCGTACCGCCACCGTCTCTCACGCGGACTGGCACAAGATCGAGGACGCGCACAGCGCCCTGCACGGTGCCCCGGTCTGGATCGAGGACACGCCCGGGCTGACCATCGGCCAGATCCGCAGCAAGGCCCGACGGCTCAAGGCGCAGCACCCGCACCTGGGCCTGTTGGTGGTCGACTACATCCAACTCATGGAGGGAGATCCCAGCAGCAAGGGCAACCGAGAGCAGGCGGTGTCGTCGTGCTCGCGCGGACTGAAGCACCTGGGCAAAGAGCTCAACGTGCCCGTGATCGCGCTGGCCCAACTTAACCGAGGGGTTGAGCAGCGGCAGGACAAGCGGCCGATGCTGTCTGACCTGCGCGAGTCCGGGGCCATTGAGCAGGACGCTGACGCGGTGATCTTCATCTACCGCGACGACTACTACAACCCGGACTCGACATGCCCCGGGGTGGCTGAGTTCATCTACGCCAAGCTGCGCGCTGGCGAGACGGGGACAGAGCGCATGCTCTGGGATGGCAAGTACTTCCGATTCAGCGACATGGACAAAGACGACCGAGGGGGGTTCGCATGAGGGTGGAGAAGATGCAGGAGTTGAGGGACCTGGGATGGACGCTTCGTGCCATCGCGGCTGAGGTGGGCGTATGTCACCAGACGGTGGCGAAGCGAACCGTACCCGCTGCGCCAGTCCTGACCGACTACCAACTGAGGGCGGTCCGGTTCACCAAGGAATGCGGTGGACTGATGACCGTGAGCCGGTGGTCTTTGGAGTGCGGCTCCAGCCGGTTTGCGTGCCGTTGCATGCTGCGCCGCCTGGAGGCTCGCGGGTACCTTGAGGTCTTCGCCTGGCACGAACTGACTGCCAAGCAGCAGCACGCCATCCGCCTTGAGTCGGGCTCCAAGGCTGTGATGTGCGTGGTGTGGGGCATCACCCGCAAGGGCGTCAAGGCTGCCCGGGACCTCACGCGGCAGGGGGTGGCGGCATGACCCGGGCGATGCGCATGCAGGAGGCCCGCGACCGGGCGTGGACGTGTGAGGAGATCGCGGAGGCGTTCGGCGTCTGCCTCAAGACGGTCAAGAGCTCCACCTACGCGGAGGGGCGCGGCCTTTCACTCACACGCGCACAGCGGGCAGTTCTTCGATGGGCACTGGAGGAATGCGGCGGGATGTTGTGCGTCCCGCAGTTGGCCAGTCGCGTCCAGGTGATGGAGAAGAACGCGGTAGCCCGACTGCGCCGCCTGGAGTCCAAGGGCTACGTCGAGCCCATGCCGCTCGAGGAGTTGAACGCAGATGCCAGGGAGCGCCTTGGCAACCCCGACCGGGTCTGGTCGCTGACGGTGCTGGGGCTACGAGCAGCGCGGGACCGGCTCGTGGCTGAGGTGGTGGCATGACGCGAAAGCAATGGCGCGTGCTCCTGCGCGCGTGGTACACCGTGTGTGGAGGGTGGGAATGAACACCGACGAGATCAAGACGGCAGCCGAGCGAGATGCCTTGGAGTGGGTCGATTGCGGGGATGACTGGCGGCTGAAGTCTGATCGCTATGGATGGGTCGCCCGAGTCTCTATTCGAATGATCACGCCCGCCGCGTATGGCTGGTCAACCTGGGAGGAGTCGGGGCCAGAGACTGGTGAAGCGGGCAAGCGATTGGCTGAAGACTCCGCGCGGCGCTTAATCAATGAGGAGGATGAGGAGGAGCGCCGCGAGGCGGGCGTGGGGGTGCTGGGATGACTCGGGGCACGCTGCTCAAGGTGTCGATGACCGTGGAGGAGGTGGGGGTTCAGCAACTCGCCGATGAACTGCGCACCACTCAAGCCACGGTGAGCCGATGGCGTGGGGGTCGCCTGCCGCGAGAGCCGCAACTGCAAGCCCTGGCTGACCGGCTGGGGTGGTCGGACGCTGAACTGGGCGCATACGTGCGGGCTCCCCAGTGAGTTGGGACCTGCGGCAAGCGCTCGAGGTCGCCACAGCAGCACACAACGCCCACCAGACGGCCGCCACTGCGCGGACGCTTCAGGGGGCGCAACTCGCCTGCGCGCGGTGGTACCGCAGCAAGGGCAACAACACACGGGCGCAGCGGCTGGAGAGCCGGGCCCAACACACAGCACAGTGGGCTCAGGCCCAGGGGGAGATGGGATGATCAATCGCGTGACCTTGGTCGGCAACCTGGGCCAAGACCCGGAGATGCGGAACACCAACAGCGGGATGGCGGTGTGCAACCTGAGCGTTGCCACCACGCACCGGGCGAAGGACCGAGACGGCAACTACCAGGACCAAACCGAGTGGCACCGCGTCTCATGCTTCGGCAAGACCGCGGAGAACGTCAACCGCTACTGCCGCAAGGGCCGCCAGGTCTACGTCGAGGGGCGGCTCCAGACGCGGTCCTGGGAGAAGGACGGGGTCAAGCGCTACAGCACCGAGATCGTGGCCGACGTGGTCAAGTTCCTGGGCAAGGGGGAGGGCCAAGAGCGCAACGACCGGGGCGGCTACGGCGGCAACCAGGGCGGTGGCTACGGCGGGGGTGGTTCGTACGGCTCAGGTGGAGGGGCGCAGGTGCCTCACACCGATGACATCCCGTTCTGATGCGCGCCCTGACCGCACTCGGCGTCCTGATGGGTCTTGGTGGTGGGTTCTCGCTTGGGAGCGCCGCGGTGCATCCGCGTGGCCCACTGAAGCCCAACCCCCGCAAGCTGATGGGAGGCCCACCGCTCGCTGAGGAGTGCCCGACCTGTGGTGCACCTCCGGGCCAACCCTGCAACCCGCTGACCTTGGGTCGGCACCCGTTCCACATGGCGCGAGTCAAGGCGGTGGGCTGATG